AAAACAATTAAATTAAACATAGAGCAATTAAGGTTTCTAGACAAAATAGAGAAAGAAGTGTCTGAAGAGGTGTCGTTTTTTGAAGCCAATAAAGGCTCTATATTTTTTGGAATAGGAGTTATATTAACTTCTATAATTTTTGTATCTTATGAAGCAGCAAAGTGAAGAAGAGTCAGAAATCTCTATTTTTATAGAGAAAAAATATGGATATGATTTCTTGGAAGAAGTTAAGAATCTAACTCCATCAGATTCTGATTATAAAAAATATTATGAATATTTACACAATTTAAAGATAAATAAAAAAAATATATTCAAAAAACAAAGCAATAATTGTATTTATTGTAACAAAATGATTTTACTAAAAGAAGATAAACGATATTATAACCAACATAAGGCATGTGAATATTGCTTTATATTAAAAATAGAAGGAAGAAAAAATGGCTAAAAAAGATATTTTAGAAATTGCTAAATACATAAGGCAATCAGTAGAAAACATTAAATCTTATTTAAATCAAGATGGAAGCGTTAGTTGTACTTCTTATCACAAAATTAACGATTCATTTAACGCCAAGTGTGTTGATAACAAGCTTATTATTTCATATGAAGTAGAAACTGTAAGTCCACTTAGAGGAAAGATTAACGATCTTCCAAAAGTAGAAGAAAAGTTTAAAGATATTCTTGATAAAATCAAATCAGAAGTTAAAAATATTTCCGACAAGAGCGTATCTTTTTCAAAAGTTGGAAATATGACCGAAAAGGTCTATACACTATCTTTTTCAAGACAATTAAAGATATATGTATGTGTTTATGAGATTTCCGGCACAGAATCTAACGCAGAAATTGCCGAAAAAGAAGTAGAAAAGGCCAGAGTAGAGATGTCAAATTCTCTAAAATATAATAAAAAATAAGGTATTATAGTTGAATAAATCATATATTATTCAAGAAATAAGAAAGTGCCAAGATCCTGTTTATTTTATAAACAATCATGTATATATTCAAAGTGCTGGCACAAAGACTTTGTTTAAACTCTACCCTTTTCAGGAAGAGTGTTTAAATTCTTTTGTCAATAATAGATATAATATTGTACTAAAATCAAGACAGCTAGGTCTTTCAACTCTCATGGCAGCATATATTGTATGGTATATGCTTTTTAACGAAGACAAGGTTGTTCTTGTTATCTCTCTTACCGAAGCAGATTCAAAAGAATTTGTTAGAAAAGTAAAATATGCTTTTGATTTCGTCACTCCATGGATACTTGAAGCATTAAGTGCCAAAATCGTATTTAACAACGTTCACACTGTCGAACTAAGCACAAGATCTCGCGTAAAAGCTCTTGCCCCAACAGAAGACGCCGGTCGAGGTTATTCTCCTTCTTTGTTTATAGTTGACGAAGCTGCCAAAATTGATCATATGGATCTTATTTGGTCTGAGTCAATATTTCCCGCCGTTAACACTGGCGGTTCTGCAATCATAAACTCAACAGCGTATGGTGCCAACAACTTCTTTTATCACACATGGACTGCTGCTATTGAAGGAAGAAGTGAGTTTAATCCAATTAAGTTGGATTGGTCTGTTCATCCTGATAGAGATGAAGAGTGGTATGCAAAAACAATTCAGCATATCGGAAAAACAAAATTTGCACAAGAATATTCAGGCGATTTTCTCCAATCTGGAGAGACAGTAATTGATCCCGATGATATTGTTTTCTTGAAAAAGAACACAAAAGAACCAAACATTAAAAGAGATGTCGAATCTGCTTTATGGGAATGGGAAGAGCCAGTAAAAGGAAACAAATATGCTATTTTCGCTGATACTTCTCGTGGTGATAGCAAAGACTATTCTGCTTGCATAGTCGTTGATTTAAATAAGCTAGAAGTAGTAGCTGAATACAAAGCCAGAGTGAAACCAGATTATTTTGCAGACTTCTTGATGATTTTAGGATCAAGATATAACAATGCCATGATTTGCGTAGAAAACATGCATACTGGCTACGCCGTACTAAGAAGAATAGTGAACTTTGCATACAAAAATGTATACCATTACAACAAAACTACAGAAGAACATTATGGCGGTTTCTACGATGACACATCAGAGCATGTTCTTGGGTTCACTACGGATTCAAAAAGAAGGCCTCAAGCAGTAGAAAGATTAGAGTTTTATATACGAAACAAATTGTTGATATGTAGATCGTCCAGATTAGTAGAAGAGCTAGAATCTTTTATTTGGCTAAATGGAAAACCACAGGCAAAAGCTGGTGCAAATGACGACTTGGTTATGTCTTATGCTATTGCATGTTATTTACTACAGCATTTTGCCGCTGGAGTTTCTAAAAAGCAAGAAATTAATGAAAAAATAAGTCAAATTGTAACACATAATAGTAAAATAAGTTTTCCGTACCCTGGGTATGAAAAGAAAGAGAATAATTATACAGCGCAAACAGTAAACGGTTTGCCTTTTGATACATCGTGGGTACTATCCGATAGACCAAAGAAAGAAAGACCCCCTGAATTACAAACAAGTATCTTTGTCAAATAAGAGAAAACAAAAATGAAAAAACCTGATTTCAAAAAAATAAAATCATCACCACCAGAAAATCCATACAACCCACTAAATCCTCTTTATAAAAAGATGACTAAATTTTTTAGTGGTCCAATAAATACATATAAAACTCCGCAAGCCGTTTTGAACAAAAGACGAGACTTAAATAAGTATGATTTTATTTCGCCAGAAGGGCTTCCTTTTAAAAAGAAAGATTCCTCCAGCCCAATAGATTATTTATATTCTAGAGTCCTTGGAAACATCGGAAGGCTCGAAAGATATCAAGACTTTGATGCGATGGATTTCACCCCAGAGATAAACAGCGCATTAGATATTTATGCTTCAGAAATTACAACATATACTGAATTTTCTCCCATGATTAAAATTTCATCAAACAATGATGAAATTAAGCAGATTTTAAGATCTTTATTTGAAGATGTTCTTAATATCACAGACAACCTTTTCTCATGGGTAAGGGCTATGTGTAAATACGGAGATTTCTTCCTTTATCTAGATATGGATGAAAAGACAGGAATCAAATCTTTTATCGGATTCAGACCATCGGAAATAGAAAGATTAGAGGGTATTGATGAGAGCAACCCAAATTACATCAGATTTCAATGGAATAGTGGTGGTTTAAGTTTCGAAAACTGGCAAATGATTCATTTTAGAGTACTTGGAGATGATAGATTCTTTCCATATGGCTGCTCTGTGCTAGCTGGAGCAAGAAGAATTTTTAAGCAGCTAGATTTGCTAGAAAATGCTGTTATTTCTTATAGGATAGTAAGATCTTCCGAAAAGAGAGTATTCTATATTGACGTAGCATCTATTCCTCCAGAAGATGTAGAGCAATATATTAATAGAATTGTATCTAATATCAAAGAAAATACTGTTGTTGACACAGAAACAGGAAGAGCTGATAAGCGATACAATCCACAACATTCAGTGGAAAAAGATTACTTTTTGGCTGTTAGAGGAAGTGGTACAGGCACTAAAATCGAAACTCTTCCAGGTGGCGCATATACTGGTGACGTAGATGATATTAAATACTTTAGAGATAAATTATTTTCTGCACTAAAAATTCCTGGAGCATATCTCGCTCAAACTGAAGCTGTAGAAGACAAAATGTCACTTGCTCAAAAAGATCTAATGTTTGGTAGAACAATTATGAGAATCCAAAACTCTATAGTTGCCGAACTTAAAAAAGTAGCAATGATTCATTTATATTTTCTTGGATTTAGAGGAAAAGATCTTCTTGATTTTGACATTAAGCTAAATAACCCATCAAAGATTGCAGAGCTTCAAGAGCTAGAGCATCTTAGAACTAGGGCAGATTTGGCAGGCTCTCTCACAGAAGGTTTCTTTAGCAAAGAATTTGTGTATAAGAAGATTTTTGGACTTTCTGATCTTGAGATTCTCGAACAACGAGCAGGAATATTCTCTGATGCAAAACAAAACATTCTTTTGCAACAACTTTCTGAAGTAAATACTTCGGAAGGCGGAGGGGGTCCTGCTGGTGGTTTGGGAGGCAGCGAAGATTTTGGATCATCTGGACTAATTGAACCAGGTGATGTTGAGCCACCATCTCCAGAAGGCGGTGGAATATTAAAGGCAAGTCCATCGGAAGATGAAATTGGTAATCTAAAAACAGATCTAGAGGGTGAAGCCGGAAAAGAGACTCCAGAAAAACCAGAAGCTCCACCTCCTGAAACAAAAACTGGAGAAGAAGCAAAGAGAAATGAAGAATATTACACAGACAGATCGAAGGGTAAGGCTTACACAAAAGTAAACCATGATCACAGAACATCTACTGCTCCAAGAAACAAACAAAATAAAGCTGCTTATTCCAAAGCTCTATCATCTAATTCTTACAGCAATATATTTCAAGGTGCCATGGGCATGAAATCTTTTGGTAAAGGGATTATTCCTGACTCAAAAGATGTTGAACACAATAATGATGTAAGAAAAATACTTGACAATTTTAATGTGATTAAACAAAATAAAGAACTAATTATCGAGAAAGATAATTATTTCGCTAAATTCCTTATAGAAAGAATGCCAGAAATAAAGGAAGATGATAACAATGAATAAAAAAAGAAATACGTTTATAGTATTTGAAACTCTTTTGAGAGAACACTCTCAAGCATATTTAGAAAACGATTTATCTAAATTCAAAATTATTGATAGTTTAATGAAAAAATATTTTAATCCAAATACCGAACTTGGTAAAGAAGTTAGGATATTTTTAGAAATACTAGAATATAGAGATGGCTATCCAAATAAAACAAATCAAACTACACAAATAGTATTTGAAACAGCAAAGAGCTTGCATAAGAAACTTTCAAAAAAAGATATATTTAACGAACAAACAAAATTAATCGAAGAAATAATGTCAACTCTGGGTAAAAAAGTTTTTTCTAATTTCTTACCAGAGTACAAAGATTTAATG